AAAGGGCGACTGTAAAGCCGCCCTTTGTGTTTCATGTGAAACTAATTTATGCGCCCGGAGTACCGAACACTGAACGCCAATCAGAAACACCGAAGCTGTAACGCTCGCGGGCTTTGAAGCGCATGTTACCTGTGTCAAAATCGCCTTCCATAGCGGTTTTGATAGGTGAGCGGTTGAACATCTTGAAGCCATTAGGTGCATCAGTCTTAATGAAAAATGCATCTGTGTCTGTCAAGAAGTGGTTAACCGTTGCGCCTTCAGGTAGAAGACCCATGCTCTTGATTGCGTTTGCATCGTTGTCGGCAGTGCCTGAACGTAGGTTTGAGTTAATTACACGCTCTGCAATGAACTGAAGTTCTTTTGGAATGATCAGTTTCATGCCGCGAATTGCAACTTTCAAGCCACGCTCATCAGTGATGCCTGCAATGTCGATCAGCATCTGTTCGAGAGAAGTCTCGTTCAGGTCTGCGGCTGTTGCAAGAATGTTTGACTGGTTACCAGACAATGATGGGTGTGAAGCTGAACAAAGAGCCGCACCGTCACCGATTGGGGAGCTTGTGCTAAAGGCGTTGTTCAGGATAGACGCGGCTTTAATCTGCTTTGTCTGAGCCATTGAACGTGCCAGTGCCTTTGTGTAACGAGACGCTAGACGATCGTAAAGATTGTCTTCGATAGCTTCTTCAGTAATTGAGAAAGCCAGAGCGATTGTCTCATGTGTGTAACGAGCGGTGTATGTCTCTTGTGCATCGTCAAAAGTGATGGCGCCGCCTTCACTCTTTACAGGTGCAGTTGAGAAACCGCCAAGCATTACCTCTTCTTCAAAGGCTCTATCTGAGCTTTCTTCTTCAAAGATTTCGGAGTGCTCGTTTTCGTAACGATTGTATTCCAGACCGAACAATGCGTTCAGGCCGGGCTCTAGCTCTTTAGCTAGTTGTGCGCGAGAAATAGCCATTTTCTAATTCTCCTTATATGCCTGTAGAATCAGCAGTTGTCTGCGAAGCAGATGCTGATGCTGGCGCATTGTGGTGGAAGTTAAACCGAACAATGTAGTTCACACCTGCGTTTGCGTAATCAAGGTTTGCTGTGTCTGTTGTAAGACCAACAATACGCATGAACAGAGTGGCTGTTGTAGCGGCTGTTGAAATGTCTAGTTCAGAAGTTGAACGACCGTTCGCGGTTGAACCAGACTGACCGTTTGCTAGAGAACAGTTCGCAAAAACATCTGCAATAGCAGTTGCCTTATCTGTAACTGATTCGTCAGCGGCGATCATGAACAACTGGTTTGGGTTGTCAGCAACCAAAGCTTTGACAGGGAAGTTTGTGTCAACGCTTACGTTGTTTGAACCGGGCCAGTAATTTGAGAAGACAGTCTTTTTAGTGTTGCTGTCAACGTATTCGACGCCCATAAGGACCCCAAGAGCAGGTACTGTACCACCGTTTGCCGCACCAACGCGATCAATGAAGCCAGTAGCTAGCGGAATTACCGCGCCGTACTGGTAGATAGCATTAGTGTTGTTTGTTGCGATCTCATATTGAGTCACACCAGTAGTGTTTGCACCCGCACCATTCAGTCCAATTGGACGCAGACCAAAAGCAGTATCTTGGTTTGCCATTTTTTACTCCAATCCGATCCTAGTTTTTAGGACCACCAAAGGTTACACGAGATTGACGATCGGCATTACCGATCCTCATAGTAGAGTGAGAATTTTCCCGCATCATATCGTGGTCTACAGCCTCCATCTGGTCTTGCGTCCTACCGTCAAAGTAGGCTTGCCTTTCGGCGACCGTTTCCAGAGGAATACGAGCGAGAACTAATCCGCCAACTCCAAACACACCAGCATATTTACCTGAATCAATGACGGGTGCCTCGAAATCGGGATATTCATCTTGGCGGACTAATTCGTAACCTTCACGTAGACGAGCAGAAACATTCTTCTGATCATCAAAGCCACGTACTTCAGCCCTAATCCAACGATGCTTAAACCCGTCGGGCGCAGGTGGTGCGTCTAGCATAGACGGGGGAGCCCAAGGCTTACGCCTCGTCTCTTTCTCCCTTGTCTTACTAGCACGGGAGGTTCGATCAATGCCTGCGGTTTTCTTTACTTCAATCTCAGACATCTTACTTACTCCTTTACGTACTTAGCATACTCTTCAAGAGGAACACCCAATTTCTTGGCTATTGCAACTTGAGAGGGGGTCAACTTGACCTTCCGGCGTCCAGAATTTTTAGCAGTCCTAGATGCAGAAGCTACCGTCTGAACGGGGCGAGAGCTTTGCTGACTGTTTTGTTCAAACTTATGCGGGAACTCTGCCGCAATTCGTTTGTCTAACTCATTATAATACTCATCTGAGCTTGGGTCAAACTTTTCGTCTTCTACCAAACTCTTATGAATACCAAAAGCCGCATATGTCATGGCCTGATCTTTTCCAAACCACTCATTACGCTCTGCCCAATCCTCTGCTTTAGGGTCTGGGGCTTGCGTTTGAGGTTGTTGCGGGGCTTCAGGTTGTTGCGGCACCTGACGTTCTTGCTCGTACTGTTGAGCCTGACGTTCTTGCTGAATTTGCGCCTGCCGCGCTCTTTCTTTAGCAATGGTCAGAGAAGAAAGCTTTTCCTGTGCTTCTACCGCCGCGTCCGTATCACCAATTGACATAGCTTGGCGTAAAACATCTTTAGCTTGCTGTAGCTCTGCATCAACACGTCCTGTAAACTCTTGTACATAACCTTGGTCTAGGTTTTGCAATCTAGCTTTCAGTTCGTCCGCTTCTTTCTTTACGGCCTCTGCGTATTTAAGAGCATCTTGCTCTCTTCTTTCGGCTTCTCTACGTAGCTTTGTAAGCCTGTCAATACGCTTTTTAGATTCAGGAACAGGTTTTTCTTCCTGTTCCGGAGCCGCGTCCTGTTCCGGAGCCGCAGTTTCGGGCTGTTCTTGAGTTTCCTGCTCTAACTCTATTTCCACAGCCTCTTCACGGGGCTCTGCCGCAAAGTTTTCTGAGGTCTCTTCCACCTCTTTTTGTTCTGCTTGATTATTCATAATTTACCTCAGATGTGTAAAATGTCTTCGGGGTCGCCAATTTTGGCTAGGATTTCATCATCATTCAAAATCCGAACTTCCCCACCCTCAATCTTAAAGCGAGACCCCGCATATCTAGCGAAGATTACCCAATCCCCTTTTTTGCACCATGTGCCTGTGGGAAACTTAGATTTATCTTCATATGCTAAAGGACCGACTTTAAGAACGTATCCCACTTGCGTGGAAACTTCATTGTCAGCAATGACTTGATCTGGAAGGAAAATACCGCCTTCCGTCTTGCCCTTGCCTTTGTACGGCAGAACAAGGATACGCCACCCCGTAGGGTCTGGCATTCTGTCAATTAAAGATTTTTCGATTTTTGAGGGATCGAGAACACGATCTGATTTGGGCACCCACGGTGTAGACGGGGCGTTTTCAGCTTGCGCTGTTTCAGTCATCTATTAGCTCCTGTTTTTCTAGCAGGCTCTTGAGTTCCTGTTCGATATATTCCAGACCGTCAATGTTACCCATCAACTGCCTGTAATGTTCCATATCCTTTACGCCGTTATTGACAAGAAGCTCAGTTACCTGTGTTTTCTTGTCCCTAATTAGCTTCAGAATAAATTGTGCGAGACTTATCTCATTCATATAAGATATGTACTAAGTATTCTTGTACGTGTCAATAATTTGACGCGGCAAATCTACTTTTTTCTAAACTTATCTACGCCTTTAATTCCCAGTGCGGCGGATATTGTCAGGAAAAGTAAATATGTGTACCACTCTGGCAATTCATTCAACCGCTCAAAGCCGTTCTTTACGACCTCTTCCATGCCCGGAATGAAAACTAAAATGACGGGGATAAGAACAACCACCGTCACGATTTCATCTTTAATTGACGATTTTGTAGACTCCGCCATGATTAACTCCCACTTACTGTCGTGGGTCGCCGCGGTTTTCATTATCTCAGCTTTGGCTTCCGCTTCTGTCTGAGCCAAAGTTGCTTTCGCCTTTTGCTTGGATACCTGTCCCTCAAGGAAAGAGCCTGCAAGAGATGCAATGGGGCCAATAAGAGCTTGAAACATTTATTCCTCTTCTACTATTTCCTGAATTACGTAATTCTGATTAGAAACCTTCGTTAGTCTAACCTTCATTTGTTTGCAGGACCAGCGTTTTTCAAAGTCTTTTTGGTATCTGCCGACGTTACGCTCTATTTTTCTTCTAGTAGCCAGACACTTAGATAGCGTCTCGTACGGCGTATATTCTAATTTTTCTCCCGCAACGGTTAGCAATAGCACAAAGGTTAGCTCAATCATTCTCTAATTTCCTGTGGGTCATTTCCATCTGAGCGTCTTTTATCTTCTCTAATTGCTCTTCAAGACCTTCAATTCGTTTCTCGTAAAAGTCTAGCGTCAGCTTTTGTTGCTGGTCATAAGGAGCGCGTCCCTCCTCTATCTCAGTAGCAAGCTTCTCAAACTCGCTAGCTAAATGCTCAATAAGCATGAATTGCTCATTGTCCGCAGGCAAAGACCCCATTTCTCCACGAGGCCATTTAATACGAAACTCTGTATTCTGCGACAAATCATCTTCCATCATAGTGATGCTGGTTTCAATCTGATTTAGACGCTCAATAATACCAAAGTACGCCCATGTTGCAACAGACGCACCCGCTACCATGCTGATAATGTTTCTGAGAGGTAAAGCTACCTCAGTGTTTTCATTTATTTTTCGTGGCCCAGCCAAATTCCGAATGCCCCTGAAATCGCCCCAGTTACGGTAGCTGTCAGCGCTGTCGCCTGTGTACTAACCTCATCCTGCGGAATAGACATGAACCAATACAAAACTTCAACGTACATATACAACATAGTTGCCATAACAGCACGGGGGAGAAGCTTGTAAGACAAGATTTTTTCAAATGTATTCATTATAAATTTATCAACCATAATAATAAAACTAACGCCCCTGCTACCCCTACTATCAACAGAGATACCGCAACCCAAGTCAGTACCTCCTCCATCTGTTTTTTACGGCGTTCTTCTTCTGCCTGCCGTTCTTTTCTCAACCTACCCTGAATGCGAATCACATCGTTCCAAGCGTTTAAGCCATAATGGGCTATCAAGAAATTACGGAGCTCTTCCTCCATTTTTTCTGCTTTACGCTTGGCGGCGTAGGTTTCTAGCGCCTCTTCCTCAATGCTTCCAAAGCGTCGCTTCTTAGCTTTCTCATGTGAAGTCTTAACCGTCTGTATGGCGCCCATCCATCTACCGATGTCGCCCACCATACTTTCAATTTCTCGCCCATGCTTAAAGCCAGCCACAATTGCGCTGTAGCTTGCTTGAGCAATTCCAATAGCCGTAATCGGATCCACAAAAGGTCTACCACTTTATTTGCGCCCCCGTTGCTCCACAAAAGGTTACTTACACCCTGTAAAAGACCCGCCCTTTTTAGCGGCACCCATGCCACGAGCAGTCATGCGGCCCATTTCAGTAGGTACTTTCACTTCTTTGATACCACCAGCCTGTTCAGCCTTTGGGGCATCCTTTGGGGTGTTAATTACGATTTTTACTGCGCTCATTGTTGAACACTCCTATCTTTCATACGTTCACGTTGCAGTGCCGCTTCAATACGAGCGGCGGTTTGCTCTTCTTGGCTCTTGATGCGCTCATCAAACTGACGAGACTTATCTAACAAGGTAGCCTGTTTCAGGTCAAGCTCACGCTCTCTCTGGTCTTTATCGTTCTGTTCAGCAAGTGCGTCTAGCTGTAGTTCTTGCTGTTTCAGTGCAACCACAGGGTCTGATTCGCCACCAGTAAACTGGCGACCCATTTCTTGTACCGCCTGTATGCCCTGTGCCATTAGTTGTGCGGCTAAAGCATCCACTTGGACCTGTAATTCGGGTGCGATCTGTTGTTGACCTTGTAGACCCATCTGTTCCATAGCTTTTTCAACGGAATCAATTTGAACGTGTTGCATAACATGTTTCTGAACCGCTACGGCAACGGCAGGGTTAGCACCCACAAGTGGGGAAGCACCAAATACAAGGTGCGCCATGATATGAGCTTCGTGGCTTTGCCCCGGAAACGCCTGCAACCGGACACCGTCAAGGGCATCCATGTTTTCTTGTGCAGGGTCTTTAGGCGTAGGTTGTACACTTTGCTCATTCTTTAGATACTTGTCGATGTCACGGACGCCAAGGGCTTCATACATGTCACGGTATACCTCATACATGTTATGAATTTGTGGCGCTTGCGCGGCTAATTGCATTTTTGTCTGTGCAAGAGCAATTCTTTGAGCCTGCGAAAATACATTCGGGTTTGAGACAGGAATAACATCAATACGCTCGTCAAAATCCTGCGCTTTAACCGCCGAATCAACTCCCTCAATAGAATAAGGGTATATAGGGGGCAAACTCTCCGCCATTACGCGAGACAAAAGCTTGAACTCTATTTTCATGGCGTAATGAAGACGCTTATGCACCGCACTCATAACACGGGAGCCCTGCTCCATCAATGCAATTGTGGTGCCTACGGCGGCTTGCTGGTTGCCATCACCAACTTTCATGTCTGTAATCGTGGCAAACCTGCGTCCAGCGTCTACAACGAAGCCCAGAAGGCTGAAAAGCGTGTTGTCCGGGCCTTTAAACGGCAACGGCATCAAGCTGTCACGAATTGCACCGCCGGGAGCGTCAACATCCCTAAATTCACCGGGCTGTAACGGCTCATCATCGTCCCTGATCCGTAGTCCGCGGGCCTTGAAGCCCGCCGGAAGGTTAGAAAGCGTCCCAGCGTCAATCAATTGCCTTAGAGCGGCTGTCGCAGTACGTGAAAGACCGCCAATTGTGTGAATTAAACCCAAACCATAGAACCCAAAGCCCGGCAGGAACTTATAATGCACGAAATATTGGATTTTCTGCTTGTTTTCATCGTCCTCACGATAGTTCCTGCGAATCGACAGCACCTGACCGTTGTCCTGAGAGATGGTAACTACATAAGGAAGCTTAATTCCTGTAGGCTCACCGTCTTCTCCCACGTCCTCGTACCCCTCAAGGTCCAAATCGACATGACATTCAAGCATCGTGCAATCATAGTCCACGGACGACGGTTCAAGGCCCGTGATTCGGTCTAACTCATCTGTGACACTATCTTCTTCTCCCTGTTGCGGCAGAACGGGGATGTCCCTATAGAAGCCGCCAATCTGCTTTTTACGCAAATCGTTCAGGCTCATACGCACTACATGCGTGATATTAGGGCAGGATTCTAAATCTGCGGTTTCATACGGTACTACGAGGTTCTCCGCAGGGATAAATTTACTTACCGCACGGTCAATGCTCTCGTCATAGTAGACTTTCTTAAACGTACTACCTGCCAATGGTAGATAGAACAGCATCTGATCCATGTCAGGGGTGTAATCTTCCATCACATTAGTGATGTAGTAGTTCATAAAGTCCTTAACACGCTGGGCTTGGTCAGACTTTGCGGCATCTTCAGAGCCTACGATTGCTGTTCTGACCGGGCCTCCAGCAGGCAACAGTTCATTGAAAGCTTGCGCTTGAAATTGCACAGCGGCTTCCGCGAGCAACGGGTGAGTAACGCCGCTTGCTCCTCTGAAAGGCTCCGTTCTTTCGGAGTAGTTGAACCCCAACAACTCCAAACCGTTAGCATAAGCATCTTCCCAGTCCTGTCTGCTTGCCTTATTGGCGTCAAAGTCGCCCATAAGTTCGCTTGCCACGGCCCCTAGAACACGCTCGTCCATGTCTTCAGCAAGATTTGAGTAAAAATCGCCCTCTGGCATACCCGCCATTGGGTCAAAGTCGATAACAGCGCCGCCGTCATCCGCTAGTTCAATGTCAATATCGCTCGCAACCCCAGACAAGTCAAGAGTTCCGGGGGCTTCAAGCTCAACTTCTGCCATCAACTCCTCAGAATCTACCTGCGGGTTCTGGTTTTCGACCAATGAAATAGGTGGTCTAGCCATAATTACTCCTTACATAAATCAATGCCGTAGTCGGTTAGCTCATCTGGGCCCATACCACGAACAAAGACAGGTGTGTCCTTACCTACATAAGAACCCACTACATTAAAATCCATAAACTCTATTGCGTCTTCCAAAGACATGCCGTCTCTATCCTGCAATACATTCACGCATTTATCCCAATTATAAGCAATTACATCTTCAAAGCCAGCCCTAGAAGCTATCCCTATAATCGCCTTATCAAAACCATCTGCTTTCATCATAACACAATACCTCCATTATTGCATATATTGTATAAACTC